TTAAATATTTTAGCACAATGTAATGCTTGTTCTTTGGTTAATGTTTTCATACTTGATTGCCCCAACTATCCCAACCATCAAATTTATGTCTAGCAAATAATTCTATTCTAGGAATATCTCCACACAATTCAACTATCATATTTCTAATTTCGTCCGGCTTTCTACTATGTTCTCTACGTTCACTTACAACTAATCTATCTACATTTGTGCTAACACGTTTTGGTTTTCCTTTTGTTGCTAATATACAAATTTCAGGATTAGCACGAGTCCAATAACCTGGCCCCTTAAAATAATAATTTTTTATTCTATCTTTATTTGTTTTTACCCAAAAAAATCCAACTGTCTTATATGTAAATCCCCAATTTTCTATTATCGGTATTTGTTTATCTAATAAAGGATCAGTACACCACATAAACAAAATACAATCATCAGCTGTTATATTTTTTATTGGTAAATTAATAATATCTTTTAATGACATTGTATTATAATGATGTTCGGCATTGGTTCTTGTTTTTTCATTATTATAATTTTGAAAATGCCAAGGAGGATCTGCGTAAATTATATTATATTTTTTATTAGGAAAAGGTATCATGCGAAGAATGCCTCTAAGTTTGCTTTCTTCTCTTGCGACCAACCAATAGATTGTAATATAAATCTCATTGGATCTAAAAATGTTTTTTCAAATTGAGTTTCGTAATCTATGTATTGTTGTAGATTAAATTCTTTTGGCAAAGTTGTTATATAACTTATGACATCAAACTTAAATGGATTTGCTTCTATTAATTTAAGAAACTTAATTTTATCTCCTTCTTGTATTAAAGGATATTTACTTTTAAGTTTAAATTCTTTTATCTGATGATTATAAATCAAGGCACCTTTAACGTGTATTGGTGTTCCTTTAATAAATATATTATTACTATCGTGATACTTCTTCATATTATTACATGATCTAGGAAAAGATATCTGTTCGGCAGACATGGTAAAAAACTCTTTTTTAAAATCAGCAATAAACTTCTGTAATGTATCTTCGTCTTTACTCATTATAATTTTAATAGCCTCTTTAATCTTACCTCTACATACTTGTGGTGTTGAAGATTTAACTGCTTCAATACCCATAATCTTTAATTTAGGTTGAGAAAGTCTAACGCCTTCTTCATCTAATACATTCAGCATATATCTTTTCTTTGCTACCCAAATACCTTTGTTGGCAATCACTTCTCGTTTCATTACCATACAGTTCTTAAATGCGTTTGTGTAATCGGCAAGTTCTTCAAAACATTTATTTAAGAATGGTTCAATTCTACTATCAACAACCTTATTTAAAAAATTACATACTTGATCTTCTGTTTTGTCCTTACAGGTTTGTTCTACAAGTTTATCTAATGTTACATAGATAGAATCTGTATCAGATGCCACAATGTAATCTATTTTATTTTCTGGTTTTAATATATCATTCAAATACGTATTAACCTTTTCTTCTATAAATCTAATAATAAACTGACCTGCTGTTGTAATGGCACTGGCCTGTCTAACGTCATAATATCTAAAGTATTCATTACCTACTGCGCCGTAAGCAGAGTTTAAGGCAATCTTTCTTGCCCATTGAATATTATGGCAACGTGATATCTCTCTAATCAAACTTGGATCTTTTGTTTTCTCATATTCTTTTTTTGCTTTTAACATTCTATCTTTAAAAACAACACGTTCATTGTACATTGTTTCCATCATCTCTGGTAGAAACCCTTGACTATCATTTTTAAACAATGCGCCATTAGGTGTAATACAAGAGTTTTTATCTTTTAAATAATCTAATGATGTTGACTTATCTAACATCTTATTAACTGATATTCCTTCTGAATTTAAACCAATAATCTTTTCTGGTGAAATATTATACTGTATGATGATATGTGGATATAAAGAGTTAATATCAAATGAAACAATCCACTTGTGCATGCCAAGTTGTGGTTCTTTTACATAAGCGCCTTCATATTTTTCATTTTTAGTATTATCTTCACGTGGAGGAATACAAATATTTTTTTTCAATAAATGATTGGCTATTAAAGTGTCCCACACTCTTACTTGTGAAAAGATATCACCATAATTTACTTTAGATTCATAAGCAACAGTTAATGATAAATCAATTAGTCCTAGTTTATCTTCTAATGCGTCAACGATTTCAACATCTTGAATATTATAATCAATAAATGATTGAAAATCTTTTGTATACCAATCTTTAAATGTATCGTGTTTCATTTCATCTTTACCACGACCAAGTTCTAATTCACCTATAAAATCTAACTTGTAACTTTCTTGTCTTGTGGGAATAAACCATTGATATAAATCTAAGTAATCTAAATTAGTTATACCTTTTATTTCATAAACTGTTTGTGGTCTTCCTCTTACTAGTATTTCTTCTTTTTGAATTAAATTCCAAGGCGATATCTTTTGGGCTACCTTTTCACCAGCAATCAAAGTAATTCTACTAAGTAAATATGGTATATCAAAAAATTTAGTATTCCAACCTGTTGTAACATCTGGATAGTTTTTAATCCAAAACTTCATAAACTCAAACATTAATTCTTTTTCTGATTTACATTTTACATAAGTTATATCTGTTCTATCTGTTTTATAATCACCAGTTCCCCAAGTTAGTATTTGTTTATTAGATTGATTCTTAACTGTGATACAAAGTATTTCTTCTATAGGATTTTGTACATCTGGGAAACCACTTTCGCAACTAGTTTCTATATCTAGTGTAAAGATTTTAATAAACTTCTTATCCCAATCTATATTATCAGGATGAAATTTATTAATATATTGATAATGGTATCTTTCTAGGCCGTAGATAGGTGAATTGTCTGTAACTACTTCACGTCTAAATCTTCTAGCGTCATCAATAGTTTTAAATGTAATAGGTTTTAAATATTGGCCTTGTAAGGTTTTAAATTCTGTTTGTTGTTGAGTTAAAGAATAAAGAGTTGGCCCAAAGTCTATTCGTTCTTTATATTCTTTTTCTTCATGTATACCTCTGACTAGAAGTTTACCTCTGTGTTCTATAACTGATTTGTAAAAGTTCATTATCTAATATCTTCATCCAATAAGTGAGCAATTAAGCCATCGTGTTCTTTTGTTAATTGTATTTGGCAGGCTAATCTACTCAATCCTTTTTTATATTGTTTATCAAATTCTAGTATATCTAATTCAGCGTAATTTTCATTCATTGGTAAAAGTTTATCAATCCAACGTTCATCTATTATAACATGACAAGTACCACAAGCACAAGCTCCCCCACAATCAGCCGTTATTTCTCTTATCTCTATTTTACTATATTTCTTTGCGGCTTCCATTAGAGTCATGCCGATAGGCACATCAACTCTAATTTTTAGGCCGTTTCTAACAAAATATACTGTAATCATCAATCTATAATAAGTTTAGGTTTTTTTGCTTGAATTATTCCTGTTCCTAAATGCTGATTATATGAATTTTTGATTTCTAATTTTGGATCAACTTCTGTTATTATATTATTAGTTTTAAGTACGATTGTTTCTTCTTCAGCATAAGGCATATAAGGTGTTAATGCTAAAGATACTGGTGCGCCTGGTTTAGATTGCATTGGTACAATCACAAATGGTTGTTTGATGTGAGTTAAATTTAAATCGCTATCTTCTGCTTTTTGACCGATAACATCTTCGCCTGTACTTAATCTAAAGATTTTTACTTCTGACATAATATATTCCTTTTCAATTTACTTTATTATACTACACTTTTTACTTTTTGTCAATAGGTTTTATTCTTCTACTTAATACAAATTCTCTATTAGGATTAACCGAAGCATTCATTTTTCTAATGATATCTCTATTTAACAATACATCAGACGCTGATCTTTTTCTTTCATCAAGTCCAAACGACACATCTTTGTATGTAAAACCGTTAAACGTTAAATCTAATTTAACAACTGGTCTTTTTTCTCCTTCACCATCATTTGTATTAGCCCTAAAAATTTTATGATAACCTTCTAATTTACTGGTGTGTTTTTTACCATCATACTTCCAAGTAACTTTACCATCTTTTACTTCCACTTCTTCAGCATGTAAAGCACAAGTTTCAGCTCCGTTACCTGTATCTAATTTTGCTCTTACTTTGCCTACAGTGGATAATTCTATTGTTTCTAAGTAACCAACTTCTACTATTGATTGTCTATCCCAATGTTTCCTATTTGAAATATATTCTATAACGTTATCAACTAATTGACTTCCTTTAATCGGTCCTATTGTGTTTGGTGTATCTATATAATCTTCATAATGATATCCTTCATAATCAGCTCCAGTTCCTGGTGAACCATTTGCTTCTAATACATAAATTTTCCCTTTATATGTAATGTGATCTATACCTACAAGATATGCTTTTGATGCTCTTGCTGTTCTTAAAACAATTTCTATTTCTTCGTCAGATAATTTATATGGTTCAGCAACAGCACCTCTATGTACGTTTGATCTAAACTCTCCAGATTTTTTAACACGTTTTGTACATGCGAATATTTTATTATCTACAACAAAAGTTCTTATATCTGAATCTGTTGGCATATATTCTTGTAATAATAATTCAGCGTCATGTTTAAATAATGCTTGTACTACTGATACTAATGAATCATAACTATCAACTTTAACAACACCAATACCTTGTGTGCCTGTTAATGTCTTTACGATAACTGGAAACTTATTACCTACAAGTTTTAATGCGTTATCTAAATTCTTTTCGTTTGATATGAAGGCAGTTTTTGGAGTTGGTATATTAAACTTTTCAAATAACAATGCCGAAGTTAGTTTGTTATCACATGTTAACATTGCTGATCTGGTGTTTAACATAAATGAACCAGAATTTTGAAATGCTGATATTAAAGAAAGGCCTGCTTCATCTTCTATGGCACCTGCTCTTGTAATAACTACTGTATTCTTACCAATGAATGTTTGTTCACCATCTT